CCTGCGCTTAAGTTTCCTGTAACTGTTACAGAAGACATAGTAGCGGAGCCTGTGCTTTGAATATTGCCGGCGATTACGTTAGCAGAAATGTTACCGCTAAAAGTAGTTGTTGTTAAGTTTGAAGTGATCTGTTGAGCACCTAGATAGATTGTGCTACCTGACAGATAAAGATCATTAAATCTGTATGTATTATTACCTAGGTTATAAGTTACGTTTGCGTCAGGAGTGATATCACCTGCTACTTCTAATCCTGCTAATGTACCCACGCTAGTAATATTGGGTTGTGCATTAGTAGTGATTCCACCTGTCAAAGTAGAACCTGTTATTGCATATGTTGCAGTAACATTACCGGCTACAAATTTAGCATTAGCAGTATCGAATACGTAACTACCACTCACGTTGAGTGCTTTGTTACCTGTTCCAGAACTAGACACTAACGCTGGAAAATAGTTGCCTGTTGTTAAGTTTCCAACTACTGAATGATCTGCTACGTTTGAATACGCTACGTTTAAGTTAGCTACACGTGTTGTAGAATTAACTACTAGGGGAGTTGTTCCTGTTGCAACGTTTGATATAAGTCTAGATGCTGTTACAGATCCGGTACCGTTTAAATTTCCTACGTTTGCGTTTCCGTTTACTGTAAGAGTTTTACTAGCACTAAAGTCCCAAGTAAAATCCCCGTCACCTGTCAACACGTTGTTATAGTTGTACTGCACACTTGTGTTTGAGCCGGCTGCGCCATTCCCGCCACCTGTTCCACCTAATGGTGAAACTAAACGGCCAGTAGTGCCGTATACATTAGCACTCAAGCCAGTTACATTGTTAACCGGAAAAACATTACCTGCTACACCATTAGCATAAAGCTCATTAGAAACTGTAATCGTGGTACCTGATGGTTTAGATTTAATATAAAAAGTACTAATATTGTCTAATTCAGTTCCTGTGACATCACCTAAAAACCTAACAGGAATGTTTAGTGCAAATAATGATGAATCGCCTACTGTAATAGTGTTTGTAGCAGCCGTTGTAGCTGTTACAGAAGTATATGAAAATGCGTTAAATGAACTTGTGTCTAAGGGGGTAGATAAAATTTGATCAGTGTACAAACTGAAAGTATCAGAAGTTAGTACGTTTGCGTAATAAGTTCCGCCGTTGATATCTGTCATGCCGGGGCAGTTAGTAATAGTTACTGCGGCACCATTTGTTAAAAAGTTGTCTTCAGTAGTCGTAACTACGCCAGGATTAGCCAGGCTGATGTTTTCGATGAACGCAGTTGTTGTGCCCTTAGAAGTCCAAGCTAAATTGCCTAGACCGTCTGTTTCTAGAACATAACCAATAGAGCCGCCGCCGATAGAAAGATTACTGATGTCTCCAAGATTGATGTATCCACCTGCGTTCCCGCCTTTGTTAACCCAATCTGTACCATCGAAGGATAATACTTCACCGTTGCCAACAGGCGCAGTGATGTTCAGATTGCCGATAGCTCCGTCAATCTGGCTGAAACTGATTTCAGAATAAGAAGTCAATACCTCAATATTTTCTAAGCCGCTTTGTGTTTTACCGATGAAAACACGCTTGGCATCAGAAGCAAAGCCAAACTCTGCTTCATCAAGTTGAGGTAAATCAACTAAGTTACCTGATCTGTGTTGTATTTTAGAGATTTGTACGATAGCCATAAGTGTAATCTTTTCCCTTGATTATACTTATTTATCACTCAATTAAAGAGAATGGCTTTTAGACAAATTGGCTGTAGTACTGCTCTAGTTTCTTAAGCCATATTTGATGATAGTGGTCGAACTCATTGCCTTCAATAATAAATTCTTGATATTCGTTATCTTTACTGCACATAAAGACTACACCCTTGCGGATATTAGTCCCATAAAGTGCATTATGAGCGTCAGCGTATGCGGTCAGCTGGATGAAATAGTCATCGATCCACTCACGTTTCTTAGGTTTGTTTGTTTGCTTGTGGTCCATGATAGCTTCCTGTCCACCATGAATACCTGCTAAGTCTGTTGTACCTGCATAGATTTCTGGAAAGTACAATGAAATCTCAGTACCCCAGAATTCGTTACAATTACACAATCCTTGATCGATGATAGTCTGTGCCATCTTATGTGATTGTATACTGTAAGGATTGGAACCGGGAGCTCCACGATCACCTGAAAGAATGTAGTTCTCTAACCACTTGTGCATACGAGTACCTCTACCTGCGGCTTCAGTAGTGATCTCTTGCGCTTTTTGAGTGCCTACTCGTCTTCGCCAATCTTGTAGTGCTTTTTTCTTTTCTTCTGATTGTGTGGCAGAAAGAATAGTGGTCACGCTTGGGAGAGCGTGACCGTCGGGAGTGACGTACTTACGTGCGCCGTTGATGTTTTCTTTTTTTAACTCAGTGTATGCAAATCGATTTACTAACATTACGGTCTTGTTCCTCTAGAGGGTTTCCCCATCCAATTGGTTTTCCTCCAGTCATATCCTATCTCTGTAAGATAGTAAATATTAGCTCCCCATTCCCTTTGAAGATACTGGTGCTCTTTTAGATTGTGCATTGTTTTTCTTGTTTCTGAGACAGCAGGCGGTTCAATATAGATATCTTTTAGTTTTGCGAACGGCTTGTCTACAACATTAATCTCATTATAACGTTTTTGTATCTGTTTGTAAACGTATTCAGCAATAACAATGTGCCCTTCTTCAGTTTCATGTAAGCAGGGCGTTTTACTAATATGATGAGTCAAATCATTAAAGTTGGTTAATCGATTTGGATTGCTGTCTACTTCTGATTTTAAAATATAGTGATGTTTATGGATCCATTCTTCGACAGATCCATCAGTAACGGGCATGTAATCAGTCGCAAGATTATTGATATTATAAGCAGATAATAAACTGTTTATACTGTGCCAGATATGATACTTTTTTTCTTCTAGTAGATTAAAGCAGTAGTCATCAGTTTCTAATATAACCTCTTTTTCTAATCTAGTGGTCTTTCCGTGATTGCTGGAATCTACTAAGATATAGTTTTGATACGTGGCGCCCATAAAATCTTTAGAGATATAAACTTCTCGTCTTTGACTTTGAGTATAAGCATGAATATATAACGGATTATTATGGTTATACAAATCTCTAAAAAAGTATTTAAAAGTTCTATCTTGTACAGCGTAATTGCTTTGTCCAGGAAGAGCTAGATTAACTAGAGGTACACCTAGCTTTTTAGCTACCAATGATGGCCAAGCATCTTCGATTGGATTTTCTATCCCGTGACCATATGTGTAACTACAACCATTGACCACAAGGTGTGATATGTCTAGTTTCAAACTGTAAAACTCTCTCCGCAACCACAACGTGCTTTTTCTAATGGATTGATAAATTCAAACCCTTCATTCAATCCTTGCTTTTGATAATCTACCGTGATATTTTCTAGATAGACTAAAGATTTAGGATCGACTACTACTACAAATTCTTCATCAAAAGTAATGATATCTTCGTCTGTTACGTTATCAACATATTCTAATACGTAAGCTAGACCAGAACAGCCTGTAGTTTTGACACCAACACGAATACCGAGACCGGAGCCTCGTTTGGCCAGATGACGTTGGATTTTTTCTTTTGCTATGTCAGTTAAATTCATATTAGTATTTACACCGTTAATGTAAACAGTATATATAAAGTTTACTGTTAAATCAATTTAATTGGGATTATGTACGTGCGTTAAGGGCAGATTTAGCCATGCTAGCAACTGTCTTTTGTTGTTGATCTTGTTGCTGTGGTGATGTATTAACTTCTTCTTTACCTTTGAAAACAACTTTGTCACCTTGGATGTTAGAAATAACACCTTTTAGTAAAGGTTTTTGAATCATTGAATACAAGTCTTGTGGATCTAAGATGATATCACTTTTTTGGAAATAATCTAACAACTGATCCAGAGAAAAATCGTCAGCATTGATTTTTCCCTGATCTACATGTTGTTTAAGTTGGTTCGCTACAGCGATAATAGATGCGGCTCTAGCGTTATCGTCTTCAGGATCGACAAACTCGTATAAACGCATTTGCCTTACCTTTTTGCTCGACCGATAGGACCTGTCTCAACGTCAACGTTTGCTTCTACTTCTTCGGCGCCAGCTACCGGAGCAGGAACTTCAGCACCCATTTCAGCACCAAGCTCTGCTGGAGCTTCTGGAGCAACGTCTACATCTGCTTCTCCACCTGCATCAACTTCACCGTCAAATGCATCGACAACTTCACCACCAGTGATACCTGATAATGCTTGATCTAACTGACCTTTTACTGAAGTAAGTGATTGCTGTAGTTCTGCTAGGGCTTGACCAGCAGTTTGATCGAATGATTGTGCTTCGTTAACACCAATCTCGCTTTGTACACTGTCAACCAATGCAGGCATCTCTTTAACAATCATGTCAGAAACTTCTTCTAACATCTTTTGTACAGAATCAACCATGTCCTGAGCGGCTAGGATAACTTGTGATCTGTTAACTTCTTCGTTCTCTACGATTACTTTAGCTTTGGGCATATTAGGAACATTCTTATAATGCTCTTTAAGTGCTTGCTCCATGAAAACTAGTTTCATATATGAAGGATATTGAGCACCAAAATCTTTTGCACCACGTGCTTCAGCGATCAAACCCTGAACTTTCTTTAACAAAGTCTGGGTCTGGACTTTATTTAGGTTATTCACCTTAAAGTCATACTCAAAATTCTCTTTGAGCGCACGAACTGCGTGATCTTTTTTGTTTAAATCTGTTAGTTTCATAATTTTTTCCTAGTGTGCATTATCGGATAATAGTATTTATCATCATTCTTCAAAATTACAGCCCGTCTTTCTGGCGAGGTTTTACGTATTTCTGAAAAAGATTACGCTGTTGTTGCTTAGAACTATTTATGATAGAATTAAGTTCCTGCAAAACTTGTTTTTTCTTAATGTAGTCGGTTTGCAACTTAGTGAGATAGATACCTTTTTTGTCCATGTCAGTTGCTTTGTGATAGATGTTAGTGTGAATCTTGATCTCTAATTCTAACGTATCTAAATGAGTATCTAGGTACACGATCTTTTTAGCATCTTCTCGCTTGCCGTTCTTGTGTAGCACTGCATAAGAAACTGCTGTTCTTACGTTATTGAAAACTTGTACGGGATAATCATCGAAAAAGTTTTTTGTAACTTCATATCTACCATCTTTAGTTCTTTTCACACGATAATCATTAAAAAGCACCAATTCTTTATTATCGTACTTGATATAAACGTGGCGCAACTCTTTGATCAACTCGTCTTTTAGAAGTTGCTTTAATTTTTCACCGTCTTTCAACACTTTACTCCCTTTCAAAATATATGTTCCTCATTTCAGGTGTGACATCTAAAAAGTCAGGTAAGTCGATTGCTTCTGTATCGCAGTGAAGCATAGGAACTTCATGACAATCTTGATCTAAGAACCCAAGAGGTTCTATTTCGTTATCAAAAACTCCGTTATGATCTACAACAAACTGGAATTTCCAGAACCAAAAGTTTTTTATATCTTTATCTTGCTCATATAAAAAACCAAACTTAGTAGGTTCTTGCGTTGCATATACTTTATGGGGGTATTTTTTTATCTCAGGATTCGCTCTTAATCCTATACATTGAAGGATAGTATCTAAATTACATTGGCTGTTACGTTCTTTGACCCATAACTCAATATCGTCTCCTACAGGTTTGGACCTGTTGAGAACATTAGTCTGGGTGATATCAAAAAGAGTATAACACGTAATACGATCTGCCATATACGTATTTATTAGGCAAAAAAGAGCCGGGAATAAATCCCGGCTCTTAAATTAACAATCAAAAACTAATATTAGTTAGTGAATGTAGCTGTAGCAGTAACAGTTGAAGAACCACCTGTGGCTGCATCGATAGCTGTAGCAAGTGAAGCAGTGTCCCAAGCACCTGTTGGGTAAACCGCAATTGCTAAAGTATCAGTTGTTGTATCAGTAAACTCGTAGATGTAAACAACAGCGTTTTGCTGAACTGTTAACATAGCGATGTTTGCTAGTGTAGTGTTAGCGGCAATGTTTGCTAATGCAATAGTAAAGAAGTCAAGTTTTGGACCTTGAGGCTGAACTGTTACAGCAGAAGAAACTGCGTTAACACCTGGATTTGTGTATGAACTTGCGTCTAAGTGAAAAACGGGATAAAAATCACCATTTGCTCTTGTAAATTGTGCCATTTTAATATTCCTTTAAAGTATGTGTATTTCTACACCTTATAATTGTTTGCCCTAGAACCTCTCTAGCGCATACTATTATTTATGCCTGGAATAAAAAAATCTGGTTTTGGGTTTAGCGTACTAAGTGGGTCTTTTTGCCTTTGAGTGACTTCTCAAGTATCTTGAGCCAGAGTTTACGCTCGGTTTCTCTGTCTCTATTAAGACACGCTTCGTTCATCTTTTTGACTAGTTTCTTTACTTTCATAAGACTACTCTTTTGCCGCTAGGTTTTGCCTTGAAAAGCCCATACGATTAACAAATTTCAATCCGTTAGCAACGAAACCCTCTTGAGTTTCAGTGCCGTCATCCAAGAAGCCTTTGACAGGACTTGACTTAGCCGCATTGTCTAACTGCTCTACTACACTGTTCTTAAGATTGTAGAGAGCGATCCAAATCTTAAAGGCGCCAATGATGCCGTCTTTGTGTGCTTGGAAATGTCTAGTGATCTTTCCTCTCATTGAGTCAGTCATTGGACGATTTTCTACGTATTCGATAAAATCATTATACAAGTTTGATAGATCACCAGATACGATCTTTTTATTAATATATGTAGTGAATAACGATACGAACGCATTTTTCGCTTGAGGAGCAGAATCCATCAATAGACGCACTGCATCACCGTGCTGGTTGATCTCGTTTTCTGCTGTACTCTTTAGTTTCTGATTGATCTTTAACTTAGGTGTGATCGGCATTTTACTAGGAACAATAGCAACAGTTGAATCATTCTTTAAGTTACCGATAGTGCCGTTTAATGTTTCTGCATCGTCAGTAGATGCCGCATTAGCAGGAATAAACTGGTGGACTGCGATACCTGCTTGCTTACCTGCAAGAAGATGACCCAGCTCTGAGTTGACATCTACTTTATACGAGATACCATTTGGGTTTGCTTTGAACGCATAATATCCATCTTGCTCTTTTAATGGATTGCTAAACAATAAGTCGCCCCAGTAATAACCCAATGATCCACGATCAGCCGCTTCTAGACCAGGCCAGATTTTGTCGATAAGACTGTACAAATCTCCCCTGTCTACTCCACGTGCGTTGTCATATGCTCTGAATTCTTTAGGTGAGAAGACCTGTCTACCGGTACCGTCTTTCTTATTAAACATGTGCTTGTCCATGATGGTAAATTTACCTTCTGGATTTCTACCGAAGATCAATGCAGGATACCCGTCCCACTTGATAGTGACGGTATTTGGTTGCTGGATAGTCTTTTCTATTGCTTGGACTGCTCTACGTGCCCCTGCTTCACTGTCTAAAAAGACTAAATCTTCAGGGTGATCTAAGTGTCCTTTTGCTTCATTAAGGACACTAATAGAATTCAGTTTAGCAGTGAGTGCGGCTAAAGACTCTGAGAGATTCATATTAATCTCTCGCTAATAATTTCTTTAGACGTTCTGCTCTTTTTGCAGACTCAGATACCTTTTGCTGTTGACTCTGAGGTGAAGTATAACCTGCACCACCTAGAGTATTTGGTTTCTCTTGACCAGTCATTGCAACTGCGGGAGGCTCATTAGATGTAACTGGCTTCTGTTGTAAACTCTTAACAAGATCATTGTAAACAACTTGATCGATCTTGTAAAGTTTGTTTAACTCTGACTTAACACGTTGAGCGATCTGATAACCGTTTTCTGCTCCGCCGGCTGCTTTTGCTTGAGCGGGTTGTGCTTGTCCTGCGGCTGCTGGTTGTGCTTGTCCTGCGGCTGCTGGTTGTGCTTGTCCACCAGAGGCTGCACCTGATTGAGCACCTGCGGCATCTTGGGCGCCTGCTGGATTCATACCAACTGCTTTAGAAGCGGCCCAGCCACCTTGTGCTAATTTTGTGATATTTTGTTTGTCGATCTTACCCTTCTGATTATTGTAAGTATCAGTGATCTGATCTACGATAGCGTACAATGCAGGCTTGTTTGCTGAGAAGTCAACACCTTGCATATATTGACCAAACCAGTCTTTGAAAAACTTGTCAAACGGCTGACCTTGCTCTAACAAAATCACGCTCTCTAGTATTTTGTTCATTTTATAGAAGCGTGACTCTACGATACGATACTGTTTGTTTTCAATTAATGTAGTAAATCCTAATTGCTTTAGAGTAAAACCACATGATTCTGCTAATCTGCTTAACCAATATGCTTGCCAACGTGATTCTGCTACATTGCCTTTTGGTGCATTAGCAGGGTTGACATTCATCTGCTTGCCGGCCTTTAGTTTTTGGATGGAAGCCATTGCGAATTTAGGATCAGTATTCTTGTTAAGAATAAACTCTACAGTTTTTAACCCGTTCTCCCATTCAGGAGTACCTTGACGGTCCATCATGTAGTTGATCATCTCTTTGGATAATTCTTGTTTCTGTGCTTGGTCTTGAACCTTGGACATCTGTTGAGAAACACCCTTCAAGTAATTGTTCATTGCCTGAACTCTAGCGGCTTGTGCTTTACCAGCATCACCTTGGGGTCTAGCGGCTTTAGCAGGGGCGGCTGCTTGTTGTGCTTGTCCTGCTGGAGCTTGTGCTTGGGGCTGTGCTTGTCCTGCTGGCGCTTGAGGCTCTGCTGTGGGGCTCTCAGGGGGTGTTGTTTCTTTACCGCCAGGTGTTGGCGGAGCGATCAATCCTGAAGCGATAGCATTTTCAAGTGCTGATACAGCATCACTCACAAAGTCTTTAACAAAGTACTCTTGTGCTAAGATAGTGGTTGCTGATTTTCCGCCACCACCAAACATTGATTTTGCTTTGGAAGCAGCCGCGCCACCAATTAGACTGCTAAGTCTCAGTTCATCTAATTTTTCATTAGATTCAAAAATGTCATTGCTTTTCATGTTACCCCTGTGTCCTCTTGACTGTTTTAGAAAATCTTGATTTGTCTCTTCCGCGGATAGCACTTAGCAATTTTTTTTCAAGAAGTTCTGCTTGTTCTGGTTCGAAATGTCTTTCGATATATTCGATGAGATTGATAGCACTAGTAATGATATTATTACCACGAGACTCTACCATATGTGGAACGTCTCGATTATTACCAATCGCTTCTAGCTCTTCCAAAAGGCTTTTAGTTTTCTTTTGCATAAGTACACATCCTTTACTATATTTAGTCTATTTGGGCAGAAATCAAATTTACTTTTTAAGTGAATTCAACAATGACTTAAGTTTGACGCTCTGCACGTCCGCATCTGTCTTTCTAGTTAGCGGTTCTGCATTGTCTAACTGTTCTTGAACTGCACTATCTACTGCACCTACTTGACTAGTTGCTTTAAATTTGTCTAAAAGTTGTTTACCTGACGGTTGATAAGAATGTGTTGCTGTATCCGCTGTACCCGGATCTGAGATTCGCAATGTCTCATTATCAAATGCTAATTCTATCTTTTGTCCTACTCCTGAACTACTACGTGTTTTCATCAACTGAATCTGATATTGTCCACGTTCACGCATACTGCGACTTGTAAAAATACCAAACACATTATCTGCTGTATTGATTTTTGAGATACCACCTGAGATCATGCTATGATCAAATTCGATTTCTTCTACTGCTGATCTGTTTAACTGTGAAGCAGTGACGAAAATGATGTTTAGTTCTTTAGCCAAGTTACGTAATTCTTCTGATACATATTTGTCTTTTACGAACAGATCACTTGGGCTTACTTTTGCACTTACTGGCATCAACAGATCCAAATAGTCTACACACATGAAATCAAGTTTCATGCCTGTCTGAATCTGCAACTCTTTACAATATGCCCTAAGATCGTTTACTGTGCTTTGTGCAGGCATATATTTGATTCTGAGATTACCTGCTGTCTTCTGCTTCATTTTGACCTTCATTTCTACATTATCTAGGTCTTTGAAGATTTCTTTTGTTTTTGTATCAGTCAGCATTGAGTCGATACGCATAGCACTTAATTCTTCACTCAATTCAAGTGTGATGTATACGCCCGACATTCCTTGTAATATCCAGTTGACTGAAAGATTCTGCATGAACAACGATTTACCTGAACCTGATGTACCTGCAAAAATCTGTAGTTCGCCTTTGTTGAAACCACCATATAGTTTTTGATCTAACACGGGCCAGCCTGTGCTATTCTGCCCATTGCTAGACTTAAGATGTATCAATCTTGCTCTAGGGTCAGCAAAGTAGTCTGTACCCATGTCACGCTGGAGTGAGATTTGAACTGCGTCTTTGATCAGTTTTTCTACTGGATCATATTCGCCTTTCTCTAACAGATCCGCAGACTTCATGATAGCTCGTTCTAGTTCTTGTCTACGTGTAAAGTTCTCAAACTCAGTCAAGAACCATTCGTAATGTTCTGGTTGCAAGTCTTCGACTGGTTCGATAACGACTCCAGTAGTTGCTTTGATCTGAGTTACGTCAGGAAGAAGTTTATACTTGTTGGAATGTTCGATCATAAACTCAGCGACTGGTCTGAGCCTGCGATCAAAGTTCTCTGAATTAAAGATATTGGTAATTCTCACAAACAACTCAGCGTTCGTGATCATCATCCTTAAGAATAGTTCTTGTACGTCTGCATTAAATTCTTTTAGCAATTTTCTTCCTCATCATCTCAACTTTAATTTTGCTATTCGATGCCGCTTCTAATATACTTAGTAGGGTAGGTAGCTTTCCATATTTAATTAGGGCATCGTTTGCATCTTTAACACCATCATGCCAGTTGGGCAAACTGACTTCAAATCCTAAATCTAGTGCCCGATCGCAAATCTTTAAACCTGTCTTATCTTGATCGGGTACTACGATTATACGCTTATTCAATTTCTTTAGCAATGCTACTTGGTTATCGTTGATATCATCATGTGTCAATGCACAACCACTCATTGAGATAGCATCGAATATTCCTTCGAAAACTAAACACACTTCCCAATCTGGTTTCTGTAAATCGATCCCAAATACATAACCTGGTTGTTGATCGCTGACAAATTTAGGAGTTCTGTCATCCAGATATCTGCTAGTGCTACCAACCATCTTGTTTTCATATGTGAAGGGTATGATGATTCTGTTAGCATTTCTGCCTTCATCATCGGGAGTGACTAAGAAAGGATAGTCTGTGTGTTTCAATCCACGTTTCTTTAAATAATCGATATATTTGTGATGTAATTTGTTTCCAGTATAGATCAGTTCGCCCTCTGGCATGGGCTTTTCTTTAAACGTGGGCAGAACGTCTTGTTTCTTTTTAGTGATTACTGAGTCTAAAAGGTCTCGGTGTTGAATAGATATTAAGTTCCATTTATTAATCTGCTGTTCATCTACCCCACACCAAGACAAAAAGTTTCTTGTGCGTTTTGTTATTGATCTTCCTAATCTAAATCCACATTTGAAACCACAGTTAAAACAATGATAAGACCAGTTGTCCCCATCAATTTTGATACCGCCCCTCATACGCTTATCAGGATTATGCCCGTTATGATGGCAACAAGGAGCGTTGAACGATGTCCAGCCGCTCTGTGTAATTTTCTTTTTGCCCGGGATAACCGTAAGTATGTCGATCATATTCACATTATACTTGGAATGTGAGAGAAAAGCAATAGAAACGGCAAGACTTATCTTGCCAAAATAGTAACTATGTTACCCACATTTGACTCAAACTTTAGTTTGATATATGGGTGAAATCCTTCAACAGTATAACCAATAGTATTAGATTCGCTGTCACCAGTTTGTGCGTTACCATACTGATAAGTTGCAATATCATAGTAAGCAGAATCTACTACTGTAGAACCCTGAATAGTCATGTTACCAACATAGTTAGAATACTGCACTGATGTTGTGATCACAGGGTTGTCTTGTGTCTCTAATACGCTACTAAAATAAGTTACAGCATTAGAGTTTGCGTTTGCATTTGCTCCCGGGAAATGCTGGTCAGATGGGATAGTAACCAACTGCGAGGGTACAAATGAGGGTAGGATAGAATCTACAATGTTGAGATCACCACGTGCGCCTGCTTTAGCATCTACAAATACTGGTAGATGCTGATTACCACTGGGGTATTCTAGCGTATAGTAACACTTTTGAGGGCTGATATCTTCAATCTCTGCGGCTGTTGTGTTAAGTTCGAATATACCTGTAACAGAATACACTGCGTTTAGTGCCTTACGTAACAAAACTTGAGTGCCATCTGAATTCAAGATTCTGAATGATATCTCACCTGTCATTCCTGACAGATCAACAGGTTTCTGCTCTTGGTTCAAGAACTGAAACTGTAACTTGTTATCAACACCTTTATTAAGTGTTAATGGTTTGGCATAAACAGGCATAAATTTCCTCGGGCTTGATCCATCCAGCACAACAACAATTTGTCTGACTGTGTACGTATAAACTGATGTGGTGTAAGACACAAATTCTTTTCTCCTAATAGATGTATTTATCTATTAGCAGTTAAAGAAATTTATTACCATTTTTTTTCCTATGTTAAATACTGTTGTGACGAATAAGAAACCCATAGATTTTTTCACCAAACTCACCGAGACTCATCCATTTATCTCGGTGGTCCAATATGCCACTCAAGATTTTGTGGGGATAATCCAGAACAGAGATGATCTAGTAACTTCTATATACGATTATGGTTCTATCGTAGAAGAAAGACTAAAACTTAAGTTCTTAGAGTTAGGCGAAGTCTGGTGGTGGGAATCTAATCGTCAGATACCAATCAACCTTTTCTTAAAGGAAGAATGGTCCGAATTCAAACCGTATCTAAGAACGTTCAATAATAAAAGTCTAACTATCGTTCATGGACCTGTGGTCAGCATGACAGACTTCCAAAAGAAAAGAGTTAAGCGTAGAAGTATTACTTTAGTGAAGCGTGTTTCGTAGCACGTAATCTCTGTCTTCTTAACTTAGCCCGCTTTTGCTTCGCTAATCTTAATCCTAGCTCACTTGATCTTTGATCAAAAGTAACACCTAGCAAATGATCAAACTCATGCAAAAACACTCTAGCTTTGATACCCGTAAATAGTTCGTCTTTGACCCATTCACCGGTGATTGTTTGATAAGATACTAAACATTCAGATGGACGTTTGATGTGCATCCATAGATCAGGGAAACTTAAACACCCTTCTAAGTAAAGTTCTTTTTCTCCCCTGAGTTCTTGGATAACAGGATTGATACAAGCAACTAACTTTTCTTCAGTACCCATGATCAAGATGCTTTTACCAACGCCAACTTGATTAGCAGATAATCCTATCCCTGCATGTGCTGGATTAAACATCACTTTAGCCATCGCACTCACTAACTCTGTGGGATCTCCATCAAGTTTAAAGTCCCACGCTTCGGTAGGTTGTTGTAAGATAGGGTCAGATTCTGGTACTAATTTTAATTTTAATTTTTCTTCGCTCATCCTACTCTCTGTTGATATTCTCTAATTAAGTCATCGCCGGTTAATAGTGCACCTAATATTACTATTTTCTTACCGGTTTCTAATATTGTTCTTTCAATACGTTGATCATTATACACGACATCTAAAACATTACCTTCGGGTTCTCTGTTGTCGTACCAAACTCTGCTTTTATTAGTATCAAATGAAGTCATCATCTTTATACCACTAGCCCATTCTTCGGCTTTTAACAGTAATTTTTGTCGTTCTAATAATTCTCTATATTGTGTCATACTTGAATTGGGTCTTGCTCCTCTAACAAATTCATATGCACAACAACTAACTGTGCATACGCAACTGCGTGAGATTTCTTAAACACATAGCCTTGATGAGTTTTCTCCCACACAGTATTACTTATTTCTTTAAACGTCTTGCCAATTAAATGTTTCTTACCGGGTCTGATGATAGCAAGAAACATTGCCAGTCTTGGAATAGAATTGATAGGTTCTGGCATCTGAAGGATAGTGTCAAATTGATTGTTTACATGGATCAACTTCTCAACAAAGTCTCTGTCTTTTAATCTGTTCCAGTTTGGTTCACGCATCAATTCGATAAGATGGAACTCGTCTCTAACTTGATTATATACGTTTACATTAAGTACGTCTAGTTTGAAGTATCCTCTGTCTTCTGCTTCTTTATAATCTAACGCACACATGTCATTGACTGGATCATAAGGTGCTGATGTGATATGAATACCGGTAGGATGCTTTCTGATGGGCTTGACTTCACGCATAGCGGCAGGGATATGCACAAGATGTTCAAGAATCTTATCTCTGTCTCCTGTGTCAATATCAATATCGCTTTTAAACTTCATTTAGTTAAACCTAACTTCTTATATGCCTGCTGTACAACGATTGCTTGACGTTCAGCATCATCTACTGCTTTGTGACTAGTCACATTGCCCCCGTCTTTGAGACTTACACGTGCGATCTCATACAGTGTTCTAGTATCACGCATAGACCAGAAAGGCCAAGGAATAGGATTAGGCTTGTCGCTTGTCTGACGCCAAGCATTCTCCATGACTACTAAATCGAACGGGGCACCGTTAGACCAAACTGCTCTGCGATTCCAACAAAACTTGTAAAGAGTCTCCATGCACTCAGCGAATGGAATCCTGTTTTCTTCACCAAACGCTTCTTCTTGCGCCGCGATGCTTTGCTCACCCCACCAACGGATAGTATCATCACTGATGCTTCGGTTATAAACTTCAGTCTGATCTTCGATAGTTGGACGTAATTCTAGTTTCTCTGCAACACCTGTACCATAAGGGTCAAATCTAACAGCACCAATAGTAAGCACTACACAATCAGGATTTGTGTGTAGTGTTTCTAAGTCTATCATTACATCATTTGCCAT